CAGCCCCCTTGCGTCTGACTTCATAATCTTTTTCAATTCATTTTCGAAATCTTCGGTTATGTTATCCATAATTGTAATCATTTAAATACCTTTCATAAACCTTACTTATTTCCTTACAAGTCTGCTCAATAAGTACAATGGCTTTGAGTAAGTCATCCATTTCAAAGGTATGGTTTAATTCGTAACTTTCACCCGTAAAAGATAAGCCGTTTTTTGTCATCTTTGTTCCCAGCCAATTGATTTGGCTTTCTGGAATCGTGTCACCGTTTACAAACATTGCCAGGGCGTACACTTTCATTTGAAGGCTTGTTTTCAACGTCTCCATTGTCCACGGTTTTCCTGAGGTTTTAAAATCAATAACCCGGTTGTTCTCCCTGTCCCATGCGTCGATATAACCAACGACTTGAATATCGTTAATACTCAGGCTTATTGGTTTCTCAGCCTCCAAACCTTTGAAGCCTTGTATTTTGTCAATGTAAAAATCGGGAAAGGTTTCCATGATTATGCCGTTTTTGATAAACGCTTCCGTATCCTCGGCAAATTGTTTGCCAAAGTCCATGTAAATGGATGGTTCCTCAGGAAGGTTTAAAAAGTAACGATTAATGTACTTTTGACGGTCAGAGTACCAAAGATTAATCTGGCTGACTGATATATATTTTTTTGGAAGGAGCATGGTTATTTGTTTTTATTAGGGTTAAAATTTTCAGCACCATCAAACCAACCTTCTTTATAAGCCATATTTATTTTATCTTCATAAAATGCAATTGCTTGGTTCTTAAAATCCATTTTACCTTTCATATAAGCCTTTTCAATTTCCTCGTCATACATTTTCTTTGCCTCATTCAAAGCATCGACAATGGCTTTGTATTCTGATTCGTAAAACTCGGAGGCGTCCAATACCTTATCGTAAAAGTATTCCAACGACGTTTCTTTTTCTTCTTGGTTTTCCATGGTTCTTTTGTTTTGCGGCGCGGTAAAACCCCAGCCATGTTTCAGGCTGGGGAAAAAACGTACCAAATTGATTAAAAATATTTTCCGATTTGAATAAAGATCGTGGCGGCGGCTGGTTGCGCCTGGGCAGGCTCCAGCCCCGAGGCTTGCAACTGGTGAAATATGTCAGCATAAACCGAAGTCATTAACGTCGCCTTTTCCGTGATTTCCTCAGGTGTCATTTTACCGTTGCTTTTAGGGGGTACATTTGCCGCCTGCTGCACGTTTGCGCCTTCGGTGGGTGTTTGTACCTTTTCAGGTATTTCGTTCGCTGTAAGCATATCGAATGCGACTTTATAACTTTTGCCGTCGTGGATAATGGTGACGGCGTCGTCTTTCTTCAATGCCATTAACTTTGTATCGTCTGCTTTTCCGTAAACGCGCGCCTCAGTGCCGTTGTCCAATGTAATGACGGCGTTAATGGATGGTCCGTATTGACCTTCGAACACTTTGCCCGCCGTGTATTTAACCTTGCCTTTTAGAATATTCATGACCCATATTAATTTGAAAATTTTGAGAATCGTACCACATTTGTTTTTTGTGGTCACTTATTGCCTTCCAGTCTATTTCCTGATCGTATTTTATTTTCTTACCCGTCCAAAAGTATTTTTCTATTTCACCCACTCCGCGTTCCCTCCACCATTTTTTCAGGTGAAGGGGTTCAACGATATGCGAAGGGCAAATACTCAATGAGGCATTGAGCGCGAAGTCTTGTATATTAATCATCTTGCTGCGGTTATTTGTTGGCATTTAATAATAGCGATTTTGCAACGAGCAATTATTTCAATTCTTAACTTATTTATACCAGTATCCAATGCTTTTTCTTCTTTACTTTCCATGTTTTGTAATATTGTTTTAATCATGTCAAGATAATGGTCATGATTGGACTCCTTATGAAATATTACATAAGCCTCAATTATACGCTGGGCGTAAATCCAAAAGTCTAACACCGTTAAAAAGTCGGCGCGCGCCTCATTCCTTAATCTTTCGTTTTCGCCTTCAAGATACTTGATTCTCAACTCGTAATAACGGGTAAGCGCGTTGTCGGTTAATGTGGTTTTTAAAGCTTCCATTTTTTGGTTTGTTTTTAAAGTGATTGATTTGTTAAAATTGTCCAGTCCATTTCATTCTCAGCTACAAGGGGCATGAGATTGTAACGGGTGATTTTTGGATATAATTCAAGGTCAATGTCCGCTGGCTCAAATGTCCAGCCGTGTATCTCCATGTTATCCTCAGGCGAATGCGGTGACGTTTGCCCGTACAAGCCGAAGCCGTGGGAAAAAGTCACGTGTACAAAGTGACCTTTCTTTTTATCGATGGTACATTTGCATGTGTATTTTGTAATATTCATTTTGGTAAGTTTTTAAAGGTGGAAAAATGGAGTGGTTAGCTCCATGATTCTTGAACCTTTTTAATGTCCTGGTCTAATTTGTTTAGATACTCATTTGCCATTCTTGCAACTATTGGCATTTTATTTGCCTCCCATTCTTCGTCGGTGCAACCCTGAGATTTTACCGCGTGGTAAACAGTTTTTACAAATGCTGCATCGGCTACTAATTCGTGAACCTTGTCAAAGTGGTTTTTTAATTCATTCATTGTCATCATGATAATTGGCTTTTGTTATTTTCAATACGTAAATTTAAATATAATTATTTGAATAAAAAAATATTTACAAAAATAAATTAAAAAAAAGTGAGGCATAATTTCTATGCCCCACCAAAACAAAACCAAATTATGAAACTTATCTTAGCAACACCTTGCGCCAGACGGCTAACTTGTAAGCAAGTGCGCGGGCACGGGGCATATTTCCTTCTTCAATTTTCCTCATGTGGTTCTTGCGATCAATTAAATTATCTGAATCGGGCTTTTCCTGCTTTGCCATTTCCTGAGCCTCAAGCCACAAGGCTTCCTTTTCCCCTTCCTTCCATTCATTGATATAACCACGCTTAACGCATTCGTCGTACCAAAATACGGGTATTTCTTCCAATGGCTTTTGAAAGTTTTTCAACTTGTTATCAAAGTCCTTATCGTATTCCTCAGCCACTTTACCCAGGCGTTTAATGCGATCTTCTTCTTCTTTCTTCGCCTGAATGTCGGAATCCATGGCAAAGTATATCTTTTGCCTCCATGTTATATAAGCCGTTAATATTCGACCAATGGCATGAAGGTCAACTTTGCCGTATAATTTGTGGTCATTAATATCAAGTTCTTGTTTTGCAAACTTTTCAAATGCCAATTTAATTTCATCGACGGCAAGTAACTTGTAATTTGAAATAAAGTCGGTGACTTCCATTAAGTGCTCTGGCTTTGGCTCAATGCCATACACGGGGAGAAGTTGGCTTAATGTTTGGGCAATCTTCGGGATGGCTTCCTTTGTACCTGTTTTAAAAATCCTTAATTCGCGGTTCTGGATAACAAGCTGCACGTCTTGTATTTTTTCTTCGACGCGGTTGGCAATCATTGGTAAATTGTTCATAATTGGTTGTTTTTATTAATCTTGAAACTTTGCCATTCTTTCGGCAAGCAATTCTTGTAATTTATCATTATACGCCTTGTCCTTTGCCGCTGGGCTTGTCGTTTGATACGCGGTAAATATCTTTGAGGCTTGTCCGTAAATGTTTGCAATGGTGAAATTTGCCCTCAGCCATTTGTCATTCAGGTTCCATGCCGCTTGAATAAACACCTTCAACGCCTCAAGGCTATCGCCCTGTCTGTGTATTTTGTCAATGTATTGCATAAGAAATTTCATTTGACCCGCGTCTTTGGGCATCATGATGTAATGTCCATTCTGGTCAGTCGGATACGCGGCGCCAGATAAGTTTTCGAAGGTTTGGCAAAACACGGAGAAGGCGGCGTAAGTGGGGGAGGGAATCTTTTCTTTTTCTTTTTTCGCGGAACTTTTTTCTTTTTCTAACTGTGTTATTAAAGTAAATGGATTAACCTTTTTACTTTGGTTAATTTCATTTTCAGTAATTTCAATTTTTTCAAATTCGGTAAAATCAGAATGATTTTCAATATTATCTGAGTTAGTAAATGTATTTAGTACTTGGTTAGCAACTGGTATAGGTTCGCCCTTTCGTGAAAATCGATTTGCCCTTTTGGAAATATCCATTTGCCCATTTGGTAAAATGGTATTTCCCTTTTGGTCAAATCCATTATCTGGTAAATGAAAGTTATCTGAAAGGTATAAATCTTCGTTAACAAAGGCATACCAAATCGTTCTGTCGTAACCGATTTTATTATAATTACCTTTTATTAAAATACCTTTATCGACAAGGCTTTCAATAATCCTTCGCACTTGCTTTTCGCTCCAAAAGGTAAAATACAAACCAAGTGACTTATTTGTATTATACGTCCAATACTTACCATCATTAAAATTATTTCCATTAGCCTTATTTAACCTTATCCAAAATTGGAAGGATTTTATCATAATGGCTTCGTCAATACCGTAACGATTAGCAAATTCAACGTTAAATGAAAACTCCATAAGTTATAATAAAAAATGCCCAACGAGTAGGAGTTCATTGGGCAATGTGAACAATGCGGATATTGTCCCGAAGTTCTTTTGAATCGCTCCTACCTGATTCAAAAGAATAACCAAAGATAATAAATATTTGGCAAATTATATATAATATTTTGCTTCGCCTTCACCTTTTGACCAGTCAGCCAAAATAACACCTTTCTCAATTAACTTATTAACGGTTATGCAATTAAAATGTGAGCCGCCGTCTTTTGTGTTAAATTTGTCTGTTGGATAAGCAAAGATTGATTTGTCTTTAAACTCTGGAAGCCTGATTAATTTGCGTAAATCGTAAATAATATATCTGCTTATATTATCCTTTTCCTCGTCATAAAAACAATAAAAATAAAACCATGATTTATTGAGTGAAGAAAACTCCAAAAGTTTTTCGTACTCAGATTTTACCTCAGGGTTTTGGCTTCTTGTTTTAATCGTAATGTCAATAATGTCTCCGTACTTTTTTCGTGCCCTGTGACTTATTTTAAACTCAGGAATATTTACAAATAAGTCAATAGCGTTAATGGTATCGTCATATTTTCCAGATTCCTTAATAAATTCGACCAACGATATTTTATAAAGTCCTTGATTGAAAAATTTTGAAATATGCTCCTTTGCCTCTGGAAGGCTTTTGTCTGAGTACTTTCTAAATTCTTTATAATTAACACTTACCATCTTCAAGTCTTTTTAAAGTTATCTTATAATTTTGTTCGTCAATTTCGCATCCAATGAAATTTCTTTTTAATTGATTTGCCGCAATGACAGTTGAGCCACTTCCAAGGAAAGGATCGAAAATTGTTTCATTGACGTTGGTACTATTTTCAATGAGTTGCTTAATTAAATCAACGGGCTTTTGAGTGTTATGAAATCTTTCATCATTAAATCTGCATTGAATTATATTTTTGGGTCTTGATAAAAATTCCCTGTTGCCTCCAGCGAAAACAATCATTTCATAAGAGCTCGAATAATTCCCTTTTAAGTCACCCATTCCCATGAATAATTTATCCCATATTATGAGGTTCTTGATTTGAAAATGCTTTGAAATAATTGCATTGAATTGAGGATATATTTTCCAGTTACAAAAAATGTAAATGTGTGCATTGTCTTTTAATTTGCTTTTTACTTCAAGTAACATTTCATCAAGCAAAAGCAAAGCATCGTCAATGTTTCCATCGTTTTCAATCTTGCGGCTCAGTTGATTGTCATACGCGCCAAATTGAATGTCAACGCCGTAGGGTGGGTCGGTTATTAAACAGTCAATACTTTTATCCTCAATGGTTTTAATAAACTCGATACAATTTCCATGAAAAATATTTGTATTGCTTTCGTAAACTTTTTCAATTATCTCAATCGCCTTTTGCGTTTTTGATTGTTCATTCTCCTCCTTCTTGATTTCCTTAAATGCCTCGTTTATGCTTATTTGCCCAGTGCTTACCTTTGCCTTGATTTCGGGGGAGGCGGTGGCTTCAATCTTCTTTACCTTGCTTATCGTATCATGTGAAACGTTCGCAACTTTACCTAATTTATACCTTGTCTCATTTTCTAATTTATTTCCTTCCGCAGATTTCTGCGGAAGCAAAATACCTCCTTGTCCTCCTTTTTGCTTTTCCTTTGCTTTCTCATTGTAAACGCCTTCAAGATGCAAGGCTAAAACACTCCGTTGATAATTGTTTAAATTCCTTCTCCCGAATTGATTTACAATCATCCAAACCTTTACCGTTAAAATATCTGGAAATTCCTTTTCCACGGTTTCAAAGTCAATGTCGTATTCCTGAGCAATCCTGTACCTGTTGTGTCCATCGACTAAAATACCGTTCCATGTCACCAATGGGTCGCGTATTCCTTCTTCAAGAATATTACGTTCCAGTTGCTTAAATTCCTCACTTGTTAACGGTGGGATTAAGACTTCAAGTTCTTTTAATATTTGCATGAGTATAAAAAAAAATTGCCAACGAGTAGCAGTTCGTTGGCAAAGGGTTAGAACAATGGTTTGTTCCAATTTCCTTTTGAATACCTGCTACGCCATTCAAAAGAACATTACAAATATACAAAATATTAATTACTTTCTCCTTCTTTTTTTCCACGGCGGATTCCCCAGTGCGCTTTGCATTTCCATGTATTTTACCACGGCTGGCGGTGTTTCGTATGTCAAAACCTTGTCCAATGCTGCCTTAATATAATTTGCCATACCTTTACTTTTTCTCCCGTTTCACGAACAAAAGCCCCCACGGCGTTACCTCCGTCGCTTCCCTCAGCAAGTCAAAACCGTGTCGATGAAACAAGGCAACCCATTCGTCCTTTTGCTTCAGGTTAATATGTCCCCATTCAATGTCGAACGCTGGATCGGCTGAGGCATGAGGAGTGGACGTAAAATAAAAATACTTTTTACAGGTCTTGTAAAGGATTGGCATGACAAAGCTAATTTGTTCGTCGGTCATGTGTTCAAAGACTTCGGTGGAGTAAATGGCATCGTATGAACCATGAGTCTTTAATTCATATCTTCCTAACTGGTATTTCGTCACCCATTTGGCAAGTAAATATCTCCCTGGGTCAATGCCCTTGCTTATTGCAAATTCCCTTTCATACGGGTTAATGTCATACCCAACGTGTTTATACAAGCCCACGCGCTGGCAGGCGGATAAAAAGAATCCAAGTCCTGATCCGAACTCAAACACGGATTCACACCCCATGATTTGCAAAACCCTTGCGCCGTTGGTATGCAAGGAAACAAGGGGTTCGTAGTCGCGCGTGGTAAAACCAAGTTCAACGGATTTGTCAAAAAAAAATTTGTTATCAATCATTTGTTTTGTTTTTTATTACCATGTTCCTGAGGTTAGGAATAAGGTTTAATTTTAAGAGAGGTTAAGAGAGATTTATTAGAGATTTAAGAGAGGTTTAAAAAGTAGTCAGAACGGGATTCGAACCCGCAAGTGGTACACCCAATTAATTCAGTTCCACCATCTGAATGTATTTAGGATGTGCGTCTACCATTCCGCCACCTGACTAAGTTAATATTAATTAACAGGATATAAAATCAAAATTCTTGGTTTCGACTTTATTTCCTGCCATTCTTTATCTGACATATCAGCTTCATCTGAAGTCCATCCAATTGAATAAACATCCCCTGACCATGTATTATAAGGAATGTAAACAGCATCTGAGTCAACACCTTTAAGTGGACTATACCCGTTACCCTCACTATCTTTTTGTAAAACCACTTCCATTTCGTCAGGAAGATTTGCGATTGATTCTTTTAATTGTTTAATATTCATAACCTTAATTTTTTAGCAGCAAGAACAGGAATCGAACCCGTACGAGTATCTCCCTACTTTTTTTTGTTAAGGAAGTATAACCTTGGGCTACGATACTCCACCCATCCGACTTGTGCGTCTACCATTCCGCCATCTTGCTAAAATTTACACCGTTCCATCCCTTTATCAACGCACGGTGCCAGCATTGCTCAACCTTCGGGTGGTAAGTACAAGGGTGGGATTTGAACCCACAATGTCAGCCGCGGTCGCCGCTTTGCGCTACCCATCCGCCACCTTGCTAATTTGCAAGTGAAGGAATCTAATCTTCGTCTTTTTGCCGTCGCAAAACATTTTAACACTAAACTAACTTGCGCCACAAAGATATAAATATATTCTTAAAAAATATTTTAAATTTGATAACAAAAATAATATTATATTTGCAGAAAGAAAATAAAAACAATGATAAAATTAATAGTTGCGGGTCGCCTTGGTACAGATGCTGAAATCAAGTCCGTTGGTGATACAACCGTTTGTTCTTTCTCCGTGGCACATACGGAAAAGACATTTGGAAACAATCCAACGGAAAAGACGGTTTGGGTGACGTGTTCAATGTGGGGTGACCGTGGTTCCAAACTTGCGCCTCATTTGGTAAAGGGTACGTATGTCGTAGTCGAAGGAACAGGTGGGGTTAATGCGTACATGAAGAACGGAGAACCAACGGGCGTTATTCGTTGCATGGTAAATAACATTGAATTTGGAGGCAAGGCAACGCCTGGGGAGAACAACCCGAAGATGACAAATGAAACAACGGTAAAAGACGAATCACTCCCATTTTAAATGACACCTGAGTATCAAAAGCAGTATCGGGAGAATATGACCGAGTACCAAAAGCAAAAGCAAAGGGAATATTTTAGGCTTTATCACCAGAATCAATCACCTGAAAAGAAGGCTGAGAAAAGCATTAGGAATAAAGCGTGGTATCAAGCGAACAAAGAGAGGGTTAATAAATACCAAATGGAACGTTATTACAGATTAAAAGAACAAAAAAATGAATGTCAATAAACCAGCCGCCGCCGTGTTTTCGGTAAGCTATCGGGACGAAAAAATAAGGAAAAAATTGCTTGATTTGCAATTTCAACTTTGGAAGGAAACAAACGTCAAACACTCGATGGAGGAGGTTTTAAACCTTTTATTGGACACATACCAAAAACAAAGTAAATGAGGTTAGGCATTGTCACCAATTTAACCAGTCCAACGACCGATTATTATCGTTCCGTTAATCCATTCATGCGGCTTCGCTCCCAGATGATAAATCTTCATATTACTTACCTTAATCCTGAGACGGTAAAGTGGTATGATTTTTACGACGTTGACGTTATCCTGTTTCAACGGCCCAATGGTGACGGAATGTTATCAATGATCGCGGAGGCGAAGAAGATGGGTAAAAAAATCATTCTTGACCACGACGATTTATTACATGAGGTTAACGCTGCGAATCCAGCGTCGGCACACTTCGGTAAAACGCAGGTAAAAGAATCTGTTGAAAAGGCTTTCAAGTATGCCGATTATATAATCGTTTCAACGCCGTACCTCAAAGAGTTTTACAAACAATTCTTTGACGAAAGTAAAATAATGGTTATTCCTAACGCTATTGACTTTCAAGTGACGCCACTTTGTCCCGTGTCACCTGATAAACTTGAGGCAAAGATTAAACGCGTGTTGTGGCGTGGAAGCATGACACACATTGAGGATTTAAAAACCGTGGATATATTTTGGCATTATGTCAGCAGCCGCAAGGACACAGAGGTTGCATTTATTGGTATTCCTGAGTGGTTGGGCAAAACGCTTTACCCAAATGTAAAGGTCATACCGTGGAACAATTCCTTGTTTCAATACTTTGAGCTCATTAAAAACAGTGCGGCACATTACGCCGTGTTCCCGTTGACAAATGACAATTTTAACCAAAGTAAGTCGAATAACTTTGCGATGGAGATGCTTGTCACTGGTTGCGTTCCTTATGCACCGAAGGAAATAACGGAGTTCAATGTCCCAGGCGTGCGGTTGTACGAGGGCAACGACGATTTAAGCGGACAATTTGAAAAGGCGTTGGAAAAGGACGGGGATTATTTTAATCATTTGCAGGCTGGGAGAAAATGGCTTTTGACTGAGCGAAATCTTCTCACCGTCAACAACAAACGTAAACAAGTGTTAAAAAGTATATGAAGCTAAAGGATATAAAACCAAACCCGAACAACCCACGCGTCCTAAGGGACGACAAGTTTCAAAAGCTAAAGCAAAGCATACAGGAGTTTCCAAAGATGCTATCGCTTCGCCCGATGGTCATTGACGAAAATAACGTGGTACTCGGGGGAAACATGAGGCTTCGCGCCTTGCAAGAACTTGGATTTACGGACGTGGATGAAACATGGGTAAAGCGAAGCAGCGATTTAACTGAGGAGGAAAAGAAGCGGTTTATCATTGCGGACAATGTAGCATTTGGAGAATGGGACTGGGATACACTGGCGAACGATTGGGACGTGGTGGACTTGGAAGCGTGGGGCATGGAGATACCGAATTGGTCGGCAGGTTCAGAATTAAACACAATGAATGAAGATGAATTGGATATTAATGAAGAGTTTGACCCTGTTGGTAATTCAAAAGGATTGCATCGTATTATTTTTATTTTTGATAATGAAGATTTAGCAGCCGAATGGTATGATAAAAATAAGATGAAATATGATTATAAAAATTTGGTGGTGACGATGTAGGGGTATGGCACGTTAATTTAAGTACAAAATATGCAAAATAAATTCCCTGTTTACATAATTAGCAAAGGAAGATTTGACGTTACAATGACTGCAAATTTATTTGAAGCAGATAACTTAGATTATTTAATAGCAGTTGAGCCACAAGAATATGATAGTTATGTAAATAAATTGGGAAAAGAAAGGGTGTTAAAATTACCTTTTGCAAATTTAGGACTTGGAAGTTTTCCTGCAAGAAATTTTTGTTGGGAGCATTCGATAAAATTAGGATATACGCATCATTGGTTATTTGACGATAACATAACATCTTTTTATAAATGGATTAATGGAAAAAGATGTCAAATAAAAGACATAAAAACATCTTTGTCATATATTGAAAATTACACATTAAAAAATAATATTGATTTGGGAGGATTTGAGGAATATAATTTTGTTAGAAAAATACCTAAAAAACCTTTTAAAAATAATTGTCATATTTATTCAGCATTGTTAATAAAAAATAGTTTGCCTTATCGGTGGAGACTTAAATATAATGAGGATGTAGATTTGTGTTTACAAGTATTACATAATGGAGGTAGTACTGGAAGTTGTGTTTATTATACAATTAATAAAGTAAGTACGTCCAAAAAAATGAAAGGAGGGAATCAAGATGAATTATACAAAGGCAATGACCCAAAAAAGAAACTTTTAAAAGCAAAAATGTTAGAGGCACAGTGGCCGCAATATGCAAAAACTGTAATACGTTTTAACCGTATTCATCATTTTGTTGATTGGAAAGTTTTTAAAAATAATGGAATCAATTCTCGTTTAAATCTCGAATCATGAGGGAAGGAAAACACGGAGGCAAATTGAAATCAGGAAACACGGTTGGAACAGGTCGCCCTAAAAAACTTCCCGCCCTTGACCTTATCATGGCAAATGTCATGGGTCAGGAAAAAGACGGTATTACCGCAGCCGAGGCAATTATCATGAAGCTAAGGGAACAGGCGGCAAAGGGTGACATCAAGGCGGCTCAGTTGCTCCTTGACCGTGCTTATGGCAAGGCAAAGCAAAACATTGATATCACGACGCAGGGGGAAAAGGTGACCGTGCCAACGATTATATTTACAAAGGATGGAGATAAAAGTTAGTGACAAATACCAAGCCCTTTGGCAACCGCGGACGCGTTACTTCCTCATCACGGGTGGACGTGGTTCGGCAAAGTCTTTCACCGTGGGGCTTTGGGCTTGTAATATGTTACTTGCTTACAAAAATTGGAAGGTACTGTTTACAAGGTACACGTTATCAAGCGCCAACATTTCCGTTATCCCTGAGTTCAGGGAAAAGATTGACTTGCTTGGCGTGGGTGACGAGTTCAACATGACGAACGCGCAAATTGGTCACAAGGTTACAAAGAGTGAAATAATCTTTTCAGGAATCAAAACAAGTTCAGGAAATCAAACGGCAAAGTTAAAGTCAATACCTGGGCTCAATGTTTTCATCGTGGACGAGGCTGAGGAATTCGTAAGCGAAAAGGACTTCGATACCATTGACGAATCCATTCGTATGCCTGACACCCCTAACCTTGTTATCCTTGTCATGAACCCGCAAGACGTGGAGCATTGGATTTGGAAACGTTGGTTTGAAAAGTCGCACCGCATGGAGACGATTGACGGGCATTCAATCCCGATAAGCACGCATGAGGACATAACGCATATTCATACGACGTACCTTGACAATTACCATAATATAAGCAAGGATTACATCGCAAAGATTGAGGCGATTAAAAGCAAGTCACCTGAGGCATACGCGCACAGGTTTTTGGGCAAGTGGCTGGATAAGAAACATGGCGTAATATTTCCAAACTGGGTGGAGGGCGAATTTGATACAAGCCTACCTTTCGCCTACGGGCTTGACTTCGGATTTTATCCAGACCCCTTGGCGCTTGTCAAAGTTGCGGTTGATACCACGGCAAATAAGATTTATGTAAAGGAAATCATTTACGAACAAAGCCTTTCTTATGACATGGTTGTTACAAAGATTAGGAATGAGGTTGAAACGGATGCTATGATTGTTGCTGATACAAGTGAGCCACGTTTGATTGACGCGCTTTTGTCAAACGGAATCAATGTGAATAAAACGGAAAAGTACGCTGGCAGCGTGGTTGACGGAATAAAACGAATGCTTGATTTTACGATTGTTGTAACAGAGGAATCGTATAATTTAAAGTTTGAATTAAGGAATTATATTTGGAATGACAAGAAATCTTCAACGCCAATGGATATGCATCAGCACGGGATTGACGGAGTTCGCTATGCCTCACTTCGTTTAATGCAAGGCTCTGATTCACTTGCGCATAATTAAAAAGACATGACACCAAAAGAAAAAGCAGAGGAATTAGTAAATAAATTTAGTGAACGCAGAAAAATTTTAACAGAAACAAAAGGCTGGGTGGAATATATTGATTCATCCAAGGCAAAAGGACACGCGTTGACTGCGGTTGATGAAATTTTAAAATGTGCTATTTGGAAACATAATAGCATTGAACACACTAATTTTTGGAAAGAAGTAAAAAAAGAAATACAAAACCTATGACACCAAAAGAAAAAGCAGAGGAGTTAATTGATAAGTTCAGGAATGAAATAACCTCATTTTTAGGCGATAACATGAAAAAAAATAATGCTAAAAAATGCGCCTTGGTTGCCGTGGATGAGTTAATAAAAATCCATTATCTTTTAACGGCTACACATGACACATCCCCTTCCATTAATTATTGGAAAGAAGTAAAAAAAGAAATACAAAACCTATGACGCCAAAAGAAAAAGCAGAGGAATTATTCACCCATTACCACAACCTTATTCAAAGCATCGGAGGCGAACTTGGACAGGAGATCCTTGTTTCAATCCTTGCAAAGCAAAGCGCCTTGTTTACCGCACGGGAGGTTATGAAAGAAAAATGGAACATTGAGGTAGAAGGCAGCGAAGATGAATATTATTGGTGGGAAGAGGTTGAACACGAAATAGAAAGTATATGACACCAAAGGACAAAGCAAGGGAATTGCATTTAAAAAATATCATAACGAAATGACAAACAACGAAAAGGCTCACTATATCATTGACTTGATTAAGGTGATAACACTTGAAATTGAGGAATACCCCATGCGAAGGAAACAACTTCTTTTGCTTCGTTCTCACTTGGAAAAGGCGGTACGGTTGACGGGCACAGGAATGTACAGGGAATTAAAAAGACCTGAATCATTGCCATTGGTGAGCCATGAAAAAGTATTAACCCCAAAGGTTAATGAAAATCAAAAGAACATTGAGCCGAGCGCAAGCATCGCAGATAACATTCCAGAACCAACAAGAAAAAGCAAGCGAAAATAATGGTACAATTTCATTTAAGCCACTCCGATACAAAGTATTTTTATCCTGAGACCGCCGCGGATATAACGTTGGAACAATACGTTTATTTCCACAAGTTTATCCTTCCTCAATACCCTGAGGTTGAACTTGACGCATTGATTGCACAAAAGCAAATGAAGGCAGCGTATGAAAAGATCAAACCCTATGTAAAGAAGTTGGGCATTGACTTGAAAACAACGCCGACGGACGTCGTGCAAGAATTGGAAATAATCCTTTTGACAAATAATGTCAAAGACAATGTACGTCGTTTCCTTCCAGCATTGATTGACCAATTCAACGCAAATCAAAAGGCATTGGACAAGTGCCTTGAAATCATGGACGAAGTCTGGGAGGCTCAGGTAAAATACCCGTACATGGCAAAGGTGGTAAATTATTTCACGGGCATTCCCCTTGACGCCTGTTATGGCAAGGTTGCGGAAAGTCTGGAGTTAAAATATTTGACTTATATGTTTTCAAAGATACTCAATGCGATAAGCGTACCCGAAGAACTTAAGTATAAACAGATTTATGACTTCAACGAAACATTGTATTATCTTCCTGATAAGCTAATGGCAAAATCCACGTTGCTTGAATTCGCGGAAGCAGCCCAATTTGACAAGGGGCGCAAGGCGATTGAAAACAATGATGCGCAAGGCTTGCTTCATGTCATCGCCGTGTTGCTCAGGAAAAAAGATGAGGCGTACAGTGACGAGGTATTTCAACGTAATTGCATTGACTTTTTAAAATTGCCTTTACAAGTTGGCTTTGAAATTGGTTTTTTTTTGACGAAGTTAAGCGAGAGTTATCAAGTCGATTTGCAGACCTCTATGCTTCGCAAGGCGATGGAAAGTATGCCGCAGCTTCAAGACAACTGAATGATAAATACGGTTGGTACTTGACGATTAAGAAAATAGCTGAGTGCGGATTGTTTAACTTGGCAGGCTTGACGCCCTTACAATCAAGCGAAAAGGCAAATTTGTACGAGGTATTTCAATACCTTGCGAGCAAAGCGGCTGAGGATAATCTTTACAATGAGATACAAAAGCAAAGTAAAAAATGAACATCAGGGAAATAAGCGACATTTTCAAAGATACCGCGGATAACATAACGGCGATAAAAAGCTACAATTTCGGTTGGGCTTCCGACCGTGTTCGACAGGGAAACACTGAGGACTTTCAAGAATTGAACGAGTTTCCGCGCGTTTTCTTTTCCGTGCCAACGATAACAGGCTCGGACCAAACAAGGAAACAAGACACGTATCAAGTGACCATTTTCTTTGACGATTTACTTGGATACGATAACGAGGGCGATGAAGACCCGACGTTACAAATTGACAAATGGGCAAATCTTCAACAGTATGCAAATTACTTTGTACAAAGGCTGAATAAGATTAAGCAAAGCATTTTACCCAATTACCTTTTTATTCCCGAAGCGCCGTCGATTACCTTTGATTCCTTTACGGGCCTTCAAAGAATGATTACCGTGCAACTTAGTTTTAATTTAGTCGTTCCCACGAATTGCGACCCTGGCGTTATCGCGTTGGTTCAGTGTATTGCAAACATTGTAACATCGAGCAACTTGACCGCATCATTGACCACGGTGTTGAAATTTGCCGCAAGTTTGGAAGCACGGGCAACGGTGACGGCTGACATTAACTTTGTTCAAAAGGCGCAAGCTAATTTATCCGCTTTAGGATCATTGACGGGTGATATTAACTTTGTGCAAAAGGCGCAAGCCTCCTTGTTAACGTCGGCAAATGTAAACGCATCGGCATTGATTAGCAAGTTGCCGCAAGCCTCCTTGTTAGCCACTGGGACAACAACGGCAGATTTGACGGTAAATGCGCCTTCGGCTGAAATATCAGTTGATTACCTTGTAGTTGCTGGTGGTGGAGGAGGTGGTGGTTTTGGTGGTGGAGGTGCTGGAGGTTACAGGAATTTTAGTAGTCAATTTATAATCTTAAATCAAAACTATTCAGTTATTGTTGGTGCTGGCGGCAGTGGTTCTAGTTCTGGTGGTGCAAGAGGATCTAATGGTTCTAATTCTAATTTTAACATTATAACATCAAATGGTGGAGGAGGTGGTGGTTCTTTTAGTGGCACTAATAACGCAGGCTTAAATGGTGGTTCTGGTGGCGGTGGTGGTTCCTTTAATTTTAATCCTTTTATTGGAGTTTTAGGTGGTAGTGGAAATACACCTATTACGTCTCCTTCTCAAGGAAATAATGGTGGTAATGGCGCCCCTACGGGAGCTGCAAGTTGTGGAGCTGGTGGTGGAGCTGGTGTAAATGGTGGTAGTGCTTCTGGTAGCATTCCAGGTAATGGAGGGAATGGAATAAGTACTAATATTTCAGGAAGTTTATTAGTATATGCTGGTGGTGGTGGTGGTAGTGCTGGTTCTGGTACTGGAGGTTCTGGAGGTTCTGGAGGTGGTGGAAAAGGTAGAGGATCTACAGAATCTATAAATGGTACTGTAAATACTGGAGGAGGAGGTGGTGCTGGATATAATACTCCTGGTTCATCTGGCGGTTCAGGAATTATAATAATAAAAATACCAGACACAAAAACCGCAACATTTAGCTCTGGTGTTACTCAAACAACGGTAACGTCTGGTGGATATAAAATAATAACAATAACGGCAACAACAACAACTTCTGAAACCGTAACATTTAGTTAATATGGCACACTTTGCAAAATTAAACGCTGAAAATTATGTAGTCTTTGTAACCGTAGCAAGGGACGAAGATGAACATAGAGAAGTAGAAATTAGCCAACAAACAGGTGAAATTTACAAAAGAACATCATACAACACTAATGGTGGCATTCATTATTTTAATGGAATACCAAGTGAAAACCAAAGTAAAGCATTTAGAAAAAACTATGCGGGCATTGGTTACTATTACGACGAACAAAGAGATGCATTTATACCACCAAAACCTTATGCATCTTGGATACTAAATGAATTCTCTTGCCTATGGGAATCACCTGTACCTTATCCTAACGATGATAATATGTATATATGGAATGAGGAAATAGGAAATTGGGAATTAAATACAGAATTTAACCTTAACTAAAAATAAATATCATGGCTTTTTCAAATTACATGGAAAATGAGATACTTGACTGGATTAACGGCGGAGCGTTCCCGACGCCGCCTACGGCGACATGGGTACAATTATTCAACGGAAATCCAACGGACACGGGCACAGGTGGCACGGCTCTTTATACGCGCGCCTCGGTTGCTGCAGGCGGTTGGACAACAACCACGGGAAGCACGGCAACGATAAGCAACACGGCGGCGTTGACGATTACCACAAGTGCATCACCTTCGGCGGTGGCTGATTACGTGGGCGTCTTTGATTCCTCGGCGGCTGGAAACCTTTTGTTTCATGGATTATTAACCACGTCAAAAACCATTGCGGTTGGTGATGAAGTGAAATTCAATGCCTTAGCGCTCACCTTGCGCGTTGATTAAAAAAACACGGTAGCCCTTCGGGGTTACCTTTTTCATTATGGAGAAAGAGTTACAAAAGTTAGCGGATGACATTGCGCAAATGGCGATTGACGCCGTGGCGAATGAATGGAAAGCACAAGGGCACAACTTGACAGGGGCAGCGATTAAGAACATGGAGACGGTTATTCGCATGGAAACCGATAAGATTATCATTGAAGGCTTTGTTCCTGATTACATGGCGATAAACAACTCAGGGGTCACGGCGGCACGGATTCCTTATTACCCAGGTAGCGGACGGAAGGAAAGCGAATACATTAAAGGGCTGATGAAATACGCAAAACAAAGGTTTGGCGCTTCCGATAAAGAAGCAAAGTCAATAGCCTTCGCCATTGCAAGTAAACATAAGAAAGAAGGAATGCCAACGATTAAAAGTCAAAAGCATTCAAAGACGGGAAAACGCACGGGCTTCATTGAACAGGCACTTGAAAAGAAGGAGGCTGAAATGGCTGACTTGATAAACATGGCGATTACATATAGCATTGAAACAACGGTTGAAACATTTTACAAATCAATACTTAACAGATGAGTTACACGATAAACCCTGATACCATATCAAGTTCCCTTTACCCCGTGGCTTTTCGCTCCATTGAACCCTCAGGCGTTATCCAGCAGCAAGTAAATGTTTACCTTGACGGAACTCTTGAAGGCTCATTCTTAGCAGCCCAAACGGGAACAAGTGGAACGTCGGCGGTTTTTGACACAAATGTCCAATCGTTCTTGATTACGCAACTTGCACCAAAGACAAACGCCAAAACAAGTTTTTTCGGAAATCTTTACGGGTTTAGCCTTACAAATAATACCGACGTTATTTCATCATTGTATTGCACGGCGTTTAATCAAACAATTAATTCATCGGGCTTTGTTGTTACCTCCACGGCTTCGCAAAGTAGCACCACGGCATACGTTTTGCCTTCCTTGTTTGTCGATGGGGAATATGATTTAGGTGACTTTTATCAACCGTCGGCGAATCCTTTCTTATTCCTTACACAAAGGAATGATTTTATAAAATGCAATTCCTCAGGTAATATATTTTTAAGTTACTTGGGACGTGGGACAAATGCGGCTCAATTTGAATTTTATTTTAAGTCAGGAAGCTCAGCCGTTACCATTGTTGACAATTTAAACTCCACGGCAAACAATGACTTATATTCATTGTCCGCTGGTGTATCAAATATATTTGGGAACACTGCCATATTTCACGCTGGCAATTTTCCAACGAACCCAGATTTATACGATTATTACGATGTTTCCGTTGGTGTTTACTCAGGTGCATACACGCGCCTAAGCGAAAGGCAACGCATTTACATTTATCCAAATTGTAATGATAACATTGAGCTTCATTGGTTTGGTAAACATGGCGGCGCAGAAAGTTACCAGTTCACAGGCTTAATGATTGATAAGCAAACAAGCAACGCGGACACGATTAACCTTGCGCAACGGTGGAACATTGCCGCAAGTCCAAAGGCTAACACGTTTGATAAAAATGTAATTAAAGTTAATCAAAGGTCAAACAAAAGTAAGACGGTCACGGTGGCGGTAAGTCATGAAGATGCGTTGTACATTGCCACAATGTTTAACAGTCCTGAGGTGTACATTATTGAGAATGGCAAATATGTAAATGTTACCATTGCCAACGGGGAAATAAACACGGATAACAACAGGGCGACGGATATTGGTGTTTCATTTGAAATTATTTACCAAAATACGCCAGTCGCTCAGCTATGATAAAATTATTTATAAATAATCAAGAAGTCGATTTAAACCAAAAGGATGTTAATGTAACCATTGATTATTCCATTGAGAACATTGAACTTGGTAACATATCGGGCGCGCACTCGAAAAGGAATGTAACATTACCAGGCACAAAGACAAACATAGAAATATTTGAAAACATTGAGACGCCAAACGTCATTGTTAACAATGCTTACAAGTTATTACCCGCACGGCTGGAGGCAAATGGCGTTCCAATTCTCACGGGAAAAGCACGGTTGGATTCAGGTGAATTAAATGCGATGAACCACGGATTCAAGGCGAATAATTACAAGGTCGCATTGATTGGAAACAACGCAGATTGGTTTGCCGACGTGGGTAATATCTTAGTCAGGTCACTTGGTTGGCAGGATATAACCGTTTCCACGGCAACGGTTAAAACGAATTACAATCCATTGACGTCGGAACATTGCTTCATCTTGATGAAATGGAAAGCGTGGGAAAACGAAACGTACATTGTTGACAATGAGTTGACGCCTGCCATTTTCATTTGGCAAATATTGGAAAAGGCTTTTCAAAATAAAGGATACCAATTAAACAGTATTTTCAAAACAGATCCTTTTTCCCGCTTGATTATTCCCATGGGTCTTAACTTAGATGCTGATTATATTGCGGATTTTGTAAACATGAGAGCTTCCAATCCTTCGCCTTCATCATTCGTTTATTCTGCGGGTGATTACGGCACGGTTGACATTGCATTCACAAACGAAACAACGTCACCTAACTTTGATACGGGTGGCAATTACTCAGGCGGCGTTTACACCGTTCCAATTAATGCTTTATACGAGTTGATTGCTGAGTTAAACGTTAACTTAACGGCTTCAATCGGTGACATAAACCAATTCGCAGAACTCATTCTTTTCTTTGAGGTTAATGGAAACAACGTTTCAACGTATGATTTGACAAATGAAACATCATTGAATGATTCCATTGCCCTTGAGTTCCTTGGGGACTTGGTCGCAGGGGACTTAGTTAAAATGCGGTTGAGGTACGAGAACGTAACCTTTAGCCTTACCATTGATGGTTCTTTGTCCGTGGTTGCGCAAAAGGAAGGATTAGAGCAAGGTGAAACGGTGAACTTGGAATACATTATACCTAATTCATGGTATGTAAAGGATATTATCGCAGACTTAACAACCATTTTCAATCTTGCATGGGAAACCGACGTATTAAGCAAACAAGTGTATGCATACCCAAAGGACAATTATACGGTAAGGTACAGGGCAAACGCAAGCGGAGCGATTACCCTTACAACCTTTGACGGTTTTTTTAAGGACACGAATAAGTACGATTTGAATACCCGTGACATTGATGGAAGTGAATTGACGATATTAGATAATTATAAATCAAGTCAGGTGCTGGCATACGCCACGGACGACGATACAACAAACAAAGAGGAGGCAAGGCGCGGCGTTAACATTTATTCAGGTGGTTACAATTTCCCAGAGGACAGATTCCCGAGTGGCATTGAATTTTTATATACAAAGTTCTTTGCAAAAGCGATTCATATAAACGACGTTGCCATTACCACGGGTGGAACATACGGGGCGCAGATGCCCCTTGTTTTCGGTGACGATTATAACACCGTGCCAGATGCTGAACCCAATTATAACTTGGCACCTCGTTTGCTTTATTACGCAGGAAGGCGCAACGGCTTAGACGGGTATGTTCGTTTGTTCGATGAAGCAAGTTCAGCGGCTTCGGCTTTTGATTTTCCAGCGGCTTTCATGGTAAATTACAATGACCCGAGCGGCGGAGATTTTAACCTTTCTTTTTCCGACGAAGTCACAAATTATACAAATGTGATGCAAGGCGTTTTCAAAACTTTTCACTTGCAAACTTATAAACGCATTGAACTTGGTAAGCAATACACGACCTTTGTCAAATGGGAAAACAAGGACATAACGCAACTGTCATTCAGGCGCAAGGGAATGATTGGAAGTTCAAATTTCATCATTCAAGAATTGGAATACAATCCCAAAAGCAATAGCCCAGCGCGCACCGTTATCTTATACGACGAAAAGCCAAATGTAAATGATTTAAACAAAGTATCAAATACGATTACTTTGGCAGGCGCACCGCCGCAAGGTGGCACTGTGACAGGATCTGGCAGCGGATTGGTTGGAGCAAATGGAGCGACGGTAAACATTCAGTTGTCTTATACGCCGTTCCTTAACTCGATGACCAACGTACTTGTCTTGGCGGTTAACTCAGGCATAACGCAGGTAAGTAACACGAATGCAAATGTACTTGTATTCCAGAACGGGCAAAAGTTGATACCAACGATTCAATATATTATCGGTGGTTCAACCATTGGAATCAATGTGGATACCCATTACGATGGGGCAAATTATGAAGTTATTGTAAACGGCGTAACAAAAGGATAATGGCACAAGTAATAGGTTTTCAAATACAAATAGACGGCTTAGGTAAAACGGTTGAAACGGCAACAGAATTAAAAAGAGCCATTGCCGACGTAAACGCGGAACTCAAGAAAACAACCGACGTTCAAGAAATCAAGAAACTTGAGACAAAGTTGGTTGACTTGAAGGCGGCGCAAATGGAGGTCAACAAAGTTGTTAAGGAACAAATCAAAAGCCGCAACGAAGAAATAACCGCGACTGACAAAGCCAACGGGGCTTATCGAAAGTTAAGCAAAGAATTAAATGACCAGCGTAACCGATACAAGGACTTGGCGGCGGCTGAGCAGGAATCAAGTCAGGAGGCAAAAGACCTTCTTGTAAGTATCAACAACCTTGATAAAAAACTAAAGGGCATTGATGCCACGGTTGGACAATTTCAAAGAAACGTTGGTGGTTATACTGAGGCATTGGGGCAATTTTTCCCGAAGCTTGGAGGTACGATTGGCGATGTTACAGGATTGGTTGGTGATTTATCTATGGGCTTCGCAAACCTTGGTAAAACAACGGGGGCTGCAAACATTGGATTAGGCGCGGTTGGTTTAGCATTAACGGCATTTAATGCAATCAGCGGAATTATAGGAGATCTTAATCAGGCGGCAAAAGAAATAAATGACCTTAAATTAGCCTTAGAAAACTTTGGCGTTGCTTCCGAAGACCTTGACCTTGTTTCGTCCCGTGCCAAAACGATTGGCGAGGTATTTAAAACAAATGCAGATGACATTGCGGCGGCGGCAAATACATTAAAAAATGAATTTGGAGTATCATTTGAAGAAGCTTTTGACGCGATTGAAAAAGGTTTTTTAAAGGGTGCGGATTCTCAGGGTAATTTCCTTCAACAATTAAAGGAATATCCCGCGCAATTTGCGGCAGCTAATTTGAGTATTGAGGAATTTTTAGCCGTTTCAATCGACGCTGCAAACAAAGGAGTATTTGACGACAAGGCTTTAGATGCTATTAAGGAATTTGGAATAACAGTTAAGGAACAATTATCTGGTACAAGGGATGCTTTTATTGGTGCATTTGGCGAAGAGTTTACAAATCAATTATTCAATAATTTAAATAGCGGTGCAATATCAAGTGGACAGGCTTTAAAGATTGTAACAGACGAAATAAAAAACAGTGGTGTATCTGGTAAAGAATTACAAACATTAATATCAACTCTTTTCAAGTCTGCTGGTGAGGATGCTGGCGATTATGTTTTAACACTTGGTGACGTTGTAAGCAATACGGATAAATTATTTGAGGCAGACACAAATCTTCAAAAGCAAGTCAAAGAGAATTTAAAAGTCACTCAGGCGAACAATTTAGCAACGGCGAAATATTCGGAATCGGTTGCAGATGCTGAAATAAGAAGAAAGGAATTTACCGACGGTTTAAGTAAACTTGGAAAAGTTTTATTTGACGTGGTTATATTTTTTGTTCAACCTTTGCTATCAGCATTTAATGCCGTGGTCGATGGTTTTGGAAAAGGTTACGACGCCATTAAATTTATAGCCGATGAAGGTTCAAGAATAATATCTAAAAGCTTTTCAAAGAATAGTGAAAAAGAATTAAAGGCAGTTGAAACAGCGAATAAAAAGAAACTTGATGCAGAAAAGAAACTTCAGGATGATATAAATAAAGTTGGTGGTAAAGCCTTTTTGGAAAATGAGGCAAGGGCTGAAAAAATAAGGGAGGCGGCGTTAAACAAAAGTAAGGCAGACGCGGCGGCGTTATTAAATACAGAAGACGGATTAAATCAAGCGCTTGCCGATAAAAAGAAAAAGCGTGGAAGCTTGGTTTTTGGTACTCCAGAATTTAAAAAGGTTGAATCAGAAATTAAACAACTTGAAAAGGAATTAGAAAAATTTAACCCATCTAAGGCAGGTTCAAAGGGTGGTGAAAAGTTTGTAAAGTCATTCACCGAAGGTTCACTTGCAGAACTTGAAAACCAACGCTCCGAATTACAAAGCGCGTTTTCAAACGCCGTGGTTGGATCGGGGACACAGAAAGAACTTGCGGTAAAGTTGAACGCAATTAATAATCAAATCAAAACGGCGGTTGAACAACAAAACCAAATATTAGCCGATGCAACGCGTGGTAACTTGCTTAACAACTTGAAAAACGCTGAGCAACTTGCGACGCTTCCGTTGACCACAAAGCCGCCTGAGTTATTAAAAAAGGAGGTTGAAGATATTCAGAAAGTATTTAAAGAGGTTACAAAAAACGCAGACGACTTTAGGGACGAACAAAGAAAAAAGGAAGAGGAAGATTTAGAGGAACGCGCAAAGAGAATCGAAACTTATTTGCAAACCGCTTCTTTAGTAACCGACTTTTTCTCCACGGTTCAGCAAGCGCGTTTTAAAAAGGATGCTGACCAATTAAACGAACAAATTGAATTAACAGAAGAAAACATTGCAACGCTTGAAGCCAAAGCAGAAAAGGCAAGTGGATTAAAAAAGAGAAGATTAGAAAAAGAGATTGTTCAAGAAAAAGCATTGTTGGACGCAAGAAACAAAGAAGCCGAAGCATTGCAATTAAAGGCGGCGAAGGCTGAAAAGAAAATTGCCATTATGCAATCAATCATTCAGGGCGCTTTGGCGGTAAACAGGGCTTTAGCCGTTCCACCTGGTCCGCCATTTACTATTGGCTCAGCAATTACCGCAGGTGTTTTCGCAGGCATACAAACTGCGACGATTATCGCTCAGCCCCTTGCCGAAGGTGGCGTTGTAACAGGGCAACGGGTGAATCAAAAGCAAAACATACCAACGCGGTCAAATGGTGACAATGTACTTGCATACGTTAAACGCGGTGAGGTTGTATTGAATCAACGTCAACAAAGTTTATTAGGCGGTTCTCCGACGTTCAGGAAACTTGGTATCAAAGGTTTCGCGGAGGGTGGCATGGTTCCACCGATTAACCCACCTATACAAGGCATGAGTTTACAAGGTAACATGAATGAATTTTTACAAGTCATGGAGGCAAAGACCGACGCGATAAACAACAGGATTGACAGGTTGCAGGCATACGTTGTGAGTGAGGATATTGCGCGCGATCTTGCTGAGGGAAACAAGTTGAAAATAAACGCCACTTTATAAATGTGTAATTGTATGAAAACGGATAACATTTGGGGAGAACTTGGTTCTCGAATACCTGAGGAATACAAGGCGCAAGTTACCGCCACGGTAAACAGGACTTACAGGGTTTTGAGCATTGACCCAAATGATATGGATTATTTGTTCAATGTTTATAACAACTTTGTTAATCACTATGAGCCTGAGCGGCGAAATTGTCCCGCGTGTCGGACAAAAGTAGTCGGTAAAATGAGGCAAATAGTACAATATTGGAACGAAAATGGATGAATTTGAAATGATTAATGAGGATTTATTACAGGATTTTACGCATGAAATCCTAAATAAATACAGTGCATTTTGCCAAAAGGAAGGTATTACGCCCAGTTTTTTTCATCTTATTTCCTTCCTCGTTAAAACCGACGTGGTAAAGGAAAAGACGGTTGCGAAATATATGGTCATGCACCTTTACCCAAATAGCCTTTATTCAAATGATTCAAAGATGGATGCCATGATGGAAATAAGCATACGAACGGGAATAAGTAAGAAGCATGTTTATAACATGGTTCAGCACCCTGAGCGGTTTGGTTATCAAATCAAGCAAAAAAGAAAAGATAAAAACGATACCGAGTAATTTTGTAAATAAATTATTTTTCTTTTATGACATACGCCGATTATCCAGATGCCGCAAAAAACAACGCACGACGCGCACTTGACCACAAGGAAAAGAATGGGTCAGACTGCGGAACGCTTGTCGGCTGGCAACGGGCAAATCAAATCGCCAACGGTGAAGGATTAAGCGAAGAAACGGTTCAGCGTACTTATTCCTTTTTAAGCCGCGCGGAAACGTATGACCAGGGGAAATACTTTGATGAAGATGGGTCTGAAATCTGCGGCTCAGTAATGTACGACGCATGGGGTGGAAGTGCTATGAGGGTTTGGGCTGAGGCGAAATACAAGGCGATTCAAAAGGACAAAGCAAAAAACATGGCAAAAGTAAGTATAGATATTTTAGGTGAAATTTCGGAATCGGTTAATTCTTACAACTCGGTAAGGGCAAAGATTAACCAGGCGAACGGGCAACCAATTAATTTAACAATATCCTCAGGCGGTGGCAGCGTCACCGAAGGAATGGGTATTGCTGACTTAGTTGCAAATTACCCCGAAGAAACCACGGCAACAGGAATCGGACTCGTCGCGAGTATTGCAACGGTTGTACTGTTGGCGGCTGACAATGTTAAGATGACTGAGAACGCCTTCATGATGATTCACCGCCCTTGGAGTTATACGATGGGTAACGCCGACGAACTTGAGGCAACGGCTGAGTTATTGGACAAAATGGAAGCAAAGTTACTTGATATTTACACGGCTTCGGTTATTAAACGCAAAGGAGACCAAAAGAACCTAAAAGAAATTATTACGAATATGATGGCAGCTGAAACATGGCTGACCGCTCAGGAAGCATTGGAATTTGGCTTCATTGATGAAATTGTGAAAGTTGGCGAAAAAAACATAGATATGTTACCGTTGCAAAATAGCCTAAACAAGTTCTTAAATGTTCCAGCCGCATTATTAACAAACACAAAAAAAGAAGATGAAATGGGTAGTTCTATTTTAGAAAAAATCAAATCCCTTCTTAATAGCATAGATGAAACTCCACCCGTGGAAAATGTTATTGAGGAGGAGAAAGTAATTGAGGAGCCTGAGATGGATGAAGTCGAAAAAGCTATTTCCATGTTAAAGGAGAAAGGTTACATTGTAATGTCACCCGATGAAATGGATGCCATTAACTCAAAGCAAAAAGAGGAAATGGAATCAATGTACAAAAAGACCGACGAACAAAAGAACTCAATCAATGAAATTGAAACGGTTCTTGAAACATTGGGCAATGAATTGGTTGCACTCAGGGCGCAAGTAAAAAAAGGCGTTGGACTTCCTTCGGGCGGCTCAGCCCATGAAAAGGTTCAAGAAACAAAAGCGAAATCGAGTTACTTTGATTCTTTCGCTTCATTAGTTCAATCTAAAATCTCACAAAGATAATGGCAACAGCAAACGTCAATGGTTTTCTCGATTCAAATACATACGTCGGGCAAAACAGTTTAAACCGCACCAACCCGTATGCCAACGCGCAAGGAATAAACGCGGAGCAATTATACGGTATCGATACCTTCGAGGATCGCATTCCCGTTTCCTTAACCTATGGCACTTCCACGGCTGGCAATCGCTTGAGCATTGCACCGTTGACAGGCGTAACAAGTGCAAGTGATTTTTACAAAGTTACCGTCGTTGACGAATCAGGTAACGAGGCTTACGCCAACTGGCAATCCTCAGCACCAACGGCAATTTTACAGATAACAACCACGGCGTTGAATAAAGGCAACGATTGGAAGGTGTTATTTGCAACGGCAGCGGCTGGAGCAAAAACCGAGTTTTCATTTGTGATTGAAGATTCATTGGTTCTTACCAATACGTCTGCAACCATTTCTTACCCAAATCTTTAAAATTAAAAACAAATGGCATTAGTTGAAATAAGCCAACTTGACGTATCTTTCAGAGGTACGGAGGCAAATAACATTTTTTTAGAGCCTGTTTTCTTTGACGATGATTTACGCGGACAATTCCGTGTACTTGGTAACGTTGCGAATAAAAAGAAAATGGTTTTCGTTCAACAGTTGGAAAACATTGTACGTAAATACTCAGGCTGCGGATTTAATCCCGTTGGCTCGGTTGACATTTATCAGCGCACCATCGACGTTGAAAAAATGAAGGTTGATTTAGAAATGTGCTGGGATGAATTTGAGGATACCGTTTTTGAAGAGTTGTTAAAAACGGGCACAAGACTTCCAGATGTTTCGGGTACATTGATTGAAAACATTCTTTTAACCCGTACACAACAGGCGATAAGAAACGACATTACCCGTCTTTCTTACTTCGGCGACCAGTCAAGTAATAACCCTAACTTTGATTCACTTGATGGTTTTTGGACTGTTTATTATCCTCAGTTGGTTGCAGACGATTTAGTACCACGCGCAAACACAGGCTCAGGTTCTGACCTTTCGTCTGGTGACGGCTTTGGCATTCTTCGCGCGGTGTATGACCAAGCACCATTGCAGTTGAAAGGTTTACCTGCCAATCAAAAGGTATTCAATGTTACGCAAAGCGTTTATTCTCAGCTTCGCGAGGACATTGAAAACGGCGGTGGCGGTGACTACGGTTTATTGCAATTAATCAACGGGGTTGAGCAATTTACCTTCCGTGGCGTTCCTGTGATTCCTCAATTCCGTTGGGACGATATTGCAACAGGACTTGGAACAACAAAGCCTCACTACGTTGAATATACCACGCCTCAAAACAAGGTGCTTGCGACGGACGTGTTAAGCCCTGAAACGGCTTTGGAACTTTGGTACGACCAGAAGGACGAAAAGGTGTATATCAAGGCACGCTTCAAAATGGGCGTTAATTATATTCACCATTCATTAATTAGCTTAGGCTACTAATAAAAAACGAATGAGCGCAATAACAAGCGGTTGGCTTAATGAGTGTATTAACGGAACGTGCGCAGGTGGTATTGGCAAACTTTACATTGCCAATGCTAACCAAGTCGCAAGCGTTACCAACAACGCCTCAGGAGCAACCACGGCAATAGCCATGACCTCCACGGCTGGCGTATTTTACGAAATTGAATTCAGGGACAATTCAGGAGCATTCACGGAAACGGTGACGCAGGATCCTGATACTTTGTCGGTAGCTATCGAGCAAAGTTTAACGGGAGTTATAAATTGCCGCGACCAGGAATTAAGAAACCTTATTCAAGACATGGCAAATCAGGCGTGCGGCTTGGTTTGTGTACACGTTGAAAACACGGGTAACTATTGGATTTGGGGCGTTGAAACCATTGGGGCAAAGAAAAGGGTTGCAAGGTTGACAAGTGCGGAAGGTTTATCGGGTGCATTGTTTACCGATTCAAACCAAGAGACGCTTACCATTACTTGCAGAACAACGGAGAAAGCAAGGTTTATTGTTAACGGCGCAACAGTAATGGGCGCTTTAGATTAATAAAAAGTATGATAGTTAGAGATAAAAGCAAACAAATGCTTTACGTTGGGGCAGACCTTTCGGGCAAAGCAGGCATTATTCGAAAAACTATCGGCGAACTTTCACAAAACGAATTGAGGGCTTGGTACACATCAAGCCCTCAGACCGTTGGGCAACACGTCATTTATACCCCTGAGAAAAAAAGCTATGAGCCAACAATTAAAGAAAATACAGGCAGTCCCGAACAGGAACAACAGGGTAAGTAAACGGAATCAAAGCCCTTTACTTGCCTCGGTTACCTTAGATACCTCCAATACCATGCTTGTAAAGGAGGATATTTTTAACGAGCCGTCACGGGAGAGGCTTGATTTCACAGGGGCAAAGTGGGTAAGGTTCTTCACGCAAAAAGACGACTTTTTAAAGAGCCTTATAGCCATTGTAAATAATTCGCCGACGTTACGAAGAATAATCGAAGATAAAACAAATATGGTTGTCGGTGACGGCTTTATTCCCATGAAGGGTAAGGCAAATACATTGCTTACCACGTCAATGAAGGGTGAGGTTATCACCGACGATTCTTTAAATGAAATTGAGGATGTTATTTCACAGGTTAATTTACATGGTCAAAATCTGCAGGAGGTTTTGGCTCAACTTGCGTTTGACTATGATGCTTTTGGAAATAGCTTTTGCGAAATTGTTAAAGGCAAAGTAGGCAGCGAACCATTTACTTATATTTATCATGTACCCGTTTACAACATTGGTATTCGAAAAGCGGAAGCGGATCAGATTATAAAATCGGTTGGCATTTACGACAACTGGGAAGAAGTGCCACTTACCACCGACGGCGTGTTTTATGAAAGCGAAGGATTTAGAGAGGTACCAATGTACCCAGACTTTAAGAAATTTGAAGACGGAACGCAAAGAAGCGTTATCCATGTAAAGCAATACGCGGCGGGCTATTTTTACTTTGGCTTACCTGAGTGGATTGGCGCAAAGATGTGGGCTGAAATGGAATACAGGATTCAGCGATTTAATACAAGTAAATTTGAAAACGGCTTCATGCCTTCGGGTATCATGCAATTTTTCGGCTCAATTACACCAGCTGAGGCAAAGAAATTGGTTGAAGGAATAGAAAGCAAGTTCACAGGCATGGCAAATAATCATAAGTTATTTGTACAAGTTCTAAGGGACGAAAAATTAAAAGCAAATTGGATTCCGACCTCAAAAGAAAATGAGGGCGAATTTTTAAACTTGCAAAACTTGGCAGCCTCGGCGATTGTTGTGGCGAACAGATGGAGCAAGTCACTTGCAGGCTTCGCAACCGCGGGGCAACTTGGAAGCAATCAACAGATACGTCAGGAAATGGAGTACTTACAAAGTACGGTTATCAAACCGCGCCAAAACTTGATGTTATCTAAAATCATAAATCCTTATTTAGCCGAAATTGGGCTTTATAACCCAGCCTTAAAAGACGTTCAATTCTCAATATCAAATACTTTACCCGTGTCTTTCATGGGTGATATTGCGGTTGAGGATAATTTGACGCAAGACGAAAAGAGGGAAATATTAGGTTATTCACCAATCGAAATAAATGAGCCAATTAATACAACCATCTGAGGTCATAAGCGGCGGTGTTGCAAGACCAACGCCTGCTGACATACGCCTTGATAAGTCATTGATAAGCCCTCACATTCAAGACGCGGAATACCGTTGGATAATTCCCGCCGTTGGCTTAACGTTTTACGATGCCCTTGTTGCTGACAAAGGAAGCTCCACGGCGTTTACATCGACGGCTTATCAAAACCTTTGGAATGACCAATTAAAATCCTTTTGCGCCAACGCGGTTCTTTACGAGGCAGCGCCTTACATGGTGATGCAACTTGGAACAAATGGACTTTATACATTGGATAACGAATACGGGCAAAACGTGGGCGTTGAAGGATTGAAATTTTATCAAGATACTTTGTTACAAAGGTTAGAGGTAAAGAAGAAAAGAATCAAAGATTATTTATGCACTTGCGCAACGAACCTTCTTGGATTTATCCCCAGCGCCGTGGGTTGTCCTGAGGCAACTTGCGACGAGGACGAAGAAATATTTGATATTTATAATACAATGGGAATAGTACTATGAGTGAAATAAAACCAAAGAAAGAAAGACGTTTTTTAAAAACATTGGGGCGCGTGGGTGAAATATTGGTGGAACAAGTATTGCTTAAACTGGGGAGTAGCATAATTAGAAAGATTGGAGGTAAAAAAACTTTGCCTTCAATTCTTTTTATATTCCTTTCGTTTACCCTCTTTGCTCAGTACCCAAACACATTAAACAAACAACGACTTGGTTTTCAAACCACGGGCGACGGGCTTGTTTGGCGTGGTGCATTGTCCGACACGGCTTCCATCCAACCGATAAACAACCAAAACGCCTGGGTTATTCTTGATACCATTAACCTTAAATTTTATACGTTTGATTTTACTTCCAACGTTTGGAACTTGATTGGCGGTGGTTCAGCGGCTTTCACGCAACCAGTTGATTCCTTGTTTTTCAATGTCAATGTACCGACAAACAATGTTGACACGGCAAAAATGCGTTGGGATTCGGATTTGGCTACGGTGGTGCTTGGATTAAATGACAATGTTCCAAACGAATTAGGATTCAAAAACTTTTGGTTAGTTAAGAATCAAACAGGCGCAACCATTACCAAAGGTAGCCTTGTTTACGCCAATGGCACGGTTGGTTCGAGTGGAAGAATAACCGTTGCTAAATTTATCGCCAATGGTTCAATAGATGCAAAATATTTACTTGGAATAACGGCTCATGATTTGACAGATGGTGAGGATGGATATGTTATTTCGTTTGGCAAAATACGACAAGTTAACACAGATACCTTTGCGGCTGGCGCAATCCTTTACCCTTCGCCAACGGTGGCAGGTGTTTGGACAGATATTGAACCCATTGCGCCAAATCTTGATATGCCTATTGGCTTTTGTATAAATAGCCATGCAAATAACGGAACAATCGCAATACGCGTGGCATCGGGTTATAAATTGAATGAGCTTCATGATGTTGCTATTTCATCACCTATTGAAAATTCATCTTTGTATTATAAAGGTGGACTTTGGAGGGATACAACGGCTGTATTGTTAACAAGTGACACGGCTTCCATGCTTACAAATTACTTGCGCACGGGCACGGCGGCTTCAACGTATGTTCCATTGAATACTGAATCTACAATGAACGCAACGCTTAATATAAATGGTAATTTAAATATGGGTAGTGGGGGAGTTATTTCAACGCCTATTTTATCTGCTGGGACAATCATAAAACAAGGTGGTACATCGTCGCAATTTCTTAAAGCAAATGGTGATGTCGATTCAAGTACTTATCTTACAACAGGGTCAGCGGCGTCAACTTATTTGCCATTGACAGGGGGAACATTAAGCGGTGATTTAGGTATTTCTAAAAGTAGTAATTCAATTTTAAGATTATCTTCAGCAGACGCTGGAAGCTATGGAAAGCTAATATTTTCTTCAAATAATGGTAGTTTTTTAAATTACGGTGCATCGATTGAATCATCTGGTGATGGTGTAGGAGTTGATGTTGGTAGTTTAAATTTTCTTACAGGATTTGGAACGGTAAGAACAAATCGAATGACTATAACACCTTCAGGTAATTTAAGTATTATAAATAGTGCTACAATCGGCGGCACCCTCGGTGTAACAAGCGCAACGACATTGTCCGCACCGCTTACCGTTAATTCCTCAGCCGTGTTCAATGAGGGCTCAACTGATTCCGACTTCCGCGTGGAAAGTGAAGCCAACGCAAACATGCTTTTCGTGGATGCCTCAACAAGCAGGGTGGGCATTGGAACAAACGCGCCGACAAAGACGCTTGATGTTAATGGGCAGGTAAGAATAAACACGGTAACGGCAACGCCGACAAGTTTACTTGGAAAAGATGGAAGCAATGTGGTGGGGGAGGTTACTGACATTAATCAAAGTGGCGTTATGAAAGTAGGAGGAATAACCGCAACGACTAATAGTGTCGGAAATATAAATGTTGCTCATGGTTTATCTTACACGCCTTCAAAAGTTATTGCGACCATTGCACAATTAAATAGTTATGTTATAGTTGTCAGGGGCATTACTTCTTCAAATTTAGAATTTAGAATATACGATTCAACCACGGGAGTAGGCTTAGATACTGTGTCCGTTGGGTTCTTTTGGATTGCTTTTAAATAAACACACATGAAAAAAATATTATTCCTTATCCTTTTCCCGTTGTATTCCTTTGCTCAGGATACAATAATTATCAAAAAGGTATTTATTGACCCTGACACGGTCTGGCAGGTAAAGCAAATTACCGACGCGGATAATTCAAGTTTAACCGTGTTTGCTGATTCAAATCTCATTGTCCCTTTTCTTACTAATGACCTGGTTGACGATTCCCGTAAAATGGCTGATGCCTTAAATTTACTTGAAAGGCAAAACAAGTTTATTGCAAGTGCGAACAAGTTAGACAAGTCATTGAGCAACGGAAAAATACAAGGCTCATTTGATTATTTGCAAGAACAATTTAAAAGGTTTTGGACAGGCAATTATCAAGCCATTGCCAACGGAACAAAGGTTGTGGCAGGGGCTGAAATATTTGTAAATCAAGCGGGAAGCCTGAGGATTAAAATAGGTGAATCTTTGAATAGACCTTTGGTTATTATTTCTGACACGTATGGGTATATTTTAAATTATCCCAATCAAGGCGATAGAATGGTTATTTATTTAACGAAGGCAAATGTTTTCAAAGACTTTGATAATAAATTAATCCTGAGAAAAACAAAGCAATGAAAGCAACCTTAATAAACTTTTTGCATCTTGGATGGGAAAAAATAACATATGCCATTTGTTGCGGCTGGATATTTTCATTTTTCATACCAATAAAAGGATTTTTGATATTTACGGTATTCGTGGTTTTTGCCGATATGGCTACGGGAATCCTCGCAGCAAAGAAAGAGCAACAAAAGATAAATAGCAAAGGCCTTTATCGTACAATGGAAAAAATAGTCGTTTATTTCTGTGGCATCCTGATATTCGAGGGTGCAAGAAATACTTTTTCCCTTCCGTTCAACATAACGTACATGGCAGCGTTTTTAATTGCAACGGTGGAGCTTTATTCTATTTCGGAAAATATTAAACGCATAACAGGCGTAAACCTTGGCGTTTTAATCACACGTTTTTTTAATCGTTAAAATAAATAATATGCAGACTAATTTAAAAGAGGCATTGAAAAATGCAGATGGGATAAAGTCACCAATGGGTGACGTGGCTTGTTACTCAATGAACTTTGCGGAGCTTGCTTCGGAAATAAACGTTCATCTTGAGGGCAACAAAGTTAAATTCACCTGGCGCGAATATATCCAACTTGCTCAAATCATTTGGGACAAAATAAAGGAGACATCGAGGGAATGCGCTGGGAAGGAAAT